ACATTTATAGAGAGAGTGAGTTCTTATCTATATTAGATGAAGCGTAAGTGTCTGATAATCAATCAGTTACACTATCACTATCATCACAACACATTGATAATCAATTAGTTAACAAATAAAAAATAAATTATGATACACATTTTAGATGAAAATAAACTTAAAGATAATTACGATAAGTTTAGAAAATTAATAAACCAAACATTTACAGGTGAGAGATTAGAATCTCTTAATAAGATGTACGATATTCTTGAAGATAGAATCGTTCTTACTCCTGCATCATCAACTGAACATTTCCACAATGCATTTGCTGGTGGTTATATAGACCACGTACTTAGAGTTACGAGAAACGCAGTTAAAGTATTTGACTTACATACTGAGTTAGGTATTGGAGATGGTGGGTACGATAGAGAGACTGTAATCTTTACAGCACTACATCACGATTTAGGTAAGGTTGGTAATGATACAGATAGTTGGTATATCCCAAATGATTCACAATGGCATATAGAAAATCAAGGAAAGATTTATAAAACAAATCCTTCAATGCATTGGATGAATTTAAACGATAGAACATTTTGGATGTTAAACCATTTTGGAATCAAAATCTCAGAAGTTGAATACTTAGGTATTAAATTAACTGATGGTTTGTATGATGATGCTAATAAAGAATACTACATCGCATACAATAAAGATAACGCACTAAAGACTGGATTGCCATTTGTAATGCATCAAGCTGATATTATGGCTGCTAGATTTGAGAATGAGAGATTTCTAAAACTAAAACAGGGTAATGTTAGTGTTAAAAACAAAGGTGGTAGACCCGCAACAAAAAAGAAATTAGAAAACGTAGTAATGCCAGAGAAGATTGATTTTAAATCTATCTTTGGAGAACAAGAAGAGGCTTAATATGGAAACAATACAACACATAATTTTACCATTGATAATAATATTTATCTTACTTTATATAGTATGGAACTTACTCCGTAAACTTGAGAAGTTAGAAGATAATATGGAAGAACAGGATGAAGTGTTGGAATCCGTAGAAAGTTCTATAAATAGAGCATTAGCTAGAATGAAAGAAGTAGATAGAATTGGTTCTTTTGAAGCTGATGATGAAAGTGGTTTTGTATTTAAAGAAATACAATCTGCATTAGATAAGTTAAACAATGAAATAAATCCGAATGCCTAAAAAAAGAAGAAAAAGAAGTAAAAGATATTTTACTAAAATTACAGAAATAGCTATAAATGCTTATAATGGGTGTGATGACAACGCATTAAAAAATAAAGTTTATAATAGATTCATCCACTATCCATTTGATAAGTTAGCAGAAAATGTAATTCATACTTACAAAACATATTACTTTGATGTACCTTATGAAGATGTGAAAGCAAATGTAGTAGCTTTTCTAAATGAAAAGATTCATAAGTTCAATGGAGAGAATGGTAGGGCTTTTTCTTACTTTACAGTTGTAGCAAGAAATTATTTATTTAATGAAAATAATGCTAACTACGCTAGAATGAAATCAAAAACCGAAGTAAAACATATTGATACATCTCGTAATATTGTTAATGAAATTGTAGACCAAAATAACAAAGAAGCTAAATCTGATTTTATAGACCACTTTACAAAATATATAGATTATCATTTATATGATATGTTCTTAAAAGATAGAGATAGAGCAATAGCAGATTCAATAAATGAGTTATTTAAAAATAGATATGATTTATATTCGTACAATAAGAAAGCTCTCTACATACTTATTAGAGAGAGAACTGGTGTTCATACTCAATACATAACTAAGGTGGTTGGTAAACTAAAAGGTATTTATGTAGAATTGTACACCGAATATAATATAAAGGGACATTTGTCTCTTCAATATAAGTTAAAGGATAAGTAATGGATAAAGATACTGAATTATTTAAAGGAAAGACATTTTCAGATATAATGTCTGATGTGTATAACAATTCAAAAAAGAAGGATAGGCAATTAAAACTTCTTATTGCTCAGTTAGAACCATTGGTTAAAAACCTAAGTGATGCAACTGTGATTGTTCCTTTAATAAAAGAGTATATGGAAGTTTCCATAAAGAATGATGACCAGATTGTTAAGTTAGCTGCTATCGTTCAACGAATGATGAAAGATGCTAACTCAGGTGATGATGGGGGATTGGGATTAACTGAAGATGAAAAAAGGCAATTGATGGAAAACGCAGAAGCCATCGATAAAGAAATTGAAGTTCTTTCATCTAATGAGGGAGATGAATAATGCCAGCTAAAGGAACGATAACAGTAGGTACTGTACAAAAAATAACCTTAAAAGATTCTGATGTAAATGAAGTATATGCAATTCAGTGCTTTAACCAAACTACAGTAAATCAACAAATTAAAGCATATCCATTTGATATGTCGTGTAGAAGGATTCCATTAATTGGTGAATCTGTTATATTAATTCAAGGTACTTCTGGTGAAGCTAAACCTGAGAAACGAAATTCCAATACAACATTTTATTATCTAAATCCGATATCAATACAGAAAAATCCTCACAACAACGCATTACCAACATCCAAAACATTACTCTCAGCAGTCGCAGGTGCCGCAAACTACGCAGCTGCAGCAGCGGGTGTTCCGGGTATTAGTGGTGGTGGTTCTTCATCCAAATTAGGAAAAGGATTTTCTGAAAGAACTGATGTAGGTTCATTACAACCATTTATTGGTGATGTAATGTTTGAAGGTAGATTCGGACATTCAATGAGATTTGGATATACACCTAATGGTGCTGATACAACTAAATCACCAAGTTGGAGTTCATCAACTGATAATGACCCAATCACAATTATATCAAATGGTAGAAAGAGTGGGGGTTCGTATAATAAATTTATTATAGAAGATGTAAATGATGACCTTTCATCTATATGGTTAGGTTCATCACAAAAAATAAAACTAACACCAGCTCAAACGGGTATCGGTGGAGCAGATAATCCATCATCATATGGTAAACCATCTATACTGATGAACTCAGATAGAATATTTTTAAACGCTAAAAACGAAAATGTTATAATAGCCGCAAAAAAAGATATTATAAATGCAACGCCAGGTTGGCAGATGGAAATGGATAAGTTGTTTACATTAGTAGAAAAATTAGCAAGTGAATTAAAAGATTTAACATCCGCAGCCGCAACATATGCGACTGGAGTAGGACCAACAGGCCCAGCTACTAATGCTGGAAAAGTTGCATCTATACTTAGTGATATACAAAAAATGAAACAATAATATGCCCGCACTTTGGCCCGTATTCATACCAACAGTAGGTGGTTACCTAAATTCATCCACAGAAGGAAAAACTCACGATGAAACAGCTGAGAAGATAGCATCAGAGTATCACAAAGCAGTAAAAACTTCTATGACAGTACTTCATGCAAATTTAGTATTAGTTCAAGCTCCATATGCCCCAATCAAATCGGCTATAAAAAAAACATTAGATGATATAAGAAAATCTGAGGGTAAACCAAAAATGTCACACTTTTCTGATTGGGCTAGTGCTACATCAAATTATTGGTTAGCAACTACAATGTCTCCGACACCATTTCATCCAATCAATATGGGATTATCGACTGGTACTGCAGGAATACCTGTTCCAATAACACATATTATAAATAATGGTGGGGTAATTCCTACACTTAAAGCAGGGTTATTAACAGCATTTACTCATCCACAATCTTCAGTACCATATGGAATTCCATTTGCTACTAAATTAGCAAATGCATTTACCTCACATTTAATGACAGTAGGTGGATTACAAACAGAATTTGTAACAGGCGGTTCACCCGTAACACCAGTTCCAATCGGGCCCATACCACAAACTTGGGTTGGATTGGTTTAATTTGATATAAAACGAAAGTTTTTAATATTTATATATAAAGTAGAAAATTATGAAAGCAAAAGAATTAGCACAATTATTAGAAGTAATCGTAAGAAAGGTAGTTCGTGAAGAACTAAAACCTATGCTTAAAGAGATGAAGAAATCTCAAAAACCGATTATAAAAGAAATCAAATCTAAAAAGGTTGAAGTAGACCCATTAGAACTTGATATGACGAAGATTCTAGCGATGGAAGATAATAAAAAAACATCAGAACCAAAATCATTTATTAAGAATCCAATGTTAAATGAGATGTTAAATGATGTAGCTGCTAGTGGTGAGTGGAGAAATATGGATGGAACATTCGATTCGAACCAAGCTCAATCATTTATACAAGGTGCAGCACCTACTCAAGATATCGATGGTAAGCCCGTTGATACATCTAATCCTGAAGTGGCTAATGTGATGGGTGCTATAACAAAAGATTATTCTCAATTGATGAAAGCGATTGATAAGAAAAAGGGAAGGTAATAGATGGCTAAGGAGAGAAAAGAATATTTCTACAATCCTATAGATTTCAAAAAGGATGTTGCCGTTGGTATAAAATTACCATTTGGGAAACCTAATGGGTTATTCACACAAAGTTATACAACAGAAGAGCAGGCAGTATCTAATTTAAAAAATCTATTATTGACTAGAAAAGGTGAAAGACCCTTCCAACCATTGTTTGGTTCGGATGTGTATTCTCAACTCTTTGAAAACATTGATATTAACTTAGAAGATAGGATTTCAGAAACTCTTTCAGAAGATATCAAATTTTGGTTACCTTATATAGTTATAGATAACATAGATATTGAAACAAACCCTGATAGAAATTTTGTAAGGATTCAATTAAGGTTCAGAGTTACAGAACAAGGTGCAAATAGGCAAATAATAGTATTTTATGATTCCGCTGGAACTACAATAGAATAGGTTTAAAGATATGGCAAATAAAAAGAAAACAGATTTAGTACAAAAGGATGTATCATTAATCGGTAGAGATTTTGGGGAATTTAGAAAAAACTTAGTTGAATTTTCTAAAAACTATTTCCCAAATACCTTCAATGATTTTAATGAATCATCTCCTGGTATGATGTTTATGGAAATGGCATCATATGTTGGTGATGTGTTATCATTCTATACAGATACACAATTAAGAGAATCATTATTAAGTACAGCCGAAGAAAATATAAACTTATTTAATATTGTAAATTCACTAGGATACAAACCCAAAAATATTATTCCATCATCGGTAACTATGGATGTATTCCAATTAGTACCAGCAACTGGGACTGGTGATAATGTAAAACCTGATTTTTCTTATGCTACAACCTTATCAGAAGGAATGATTGTAGGTTCTACTGATTTTTCAAATGTAGAATTTACTACTATATCATCAATTGATTTTTCATTCTCTTCATCGTTTGATGCAACCGAAGTATCAGTATATCAAATAGATGAGAACACAAACCTACCAGTTTACTATTTGTTAAAAAAGCAAGTTAAAGCAACGAGTGGTAGAGAAGAAACAAAAACATTTGATTTCGGTTCTCCAAAGATTTATGATAAAATAAAGATAGAAAAAGAAAATCTAATAAGAGTAAAAAACATTACAGACTCAGATGGTGATACTTGGACTAGAGTTCCTTACTTAGCACAAGATACTGTATTTGACCAAATAGATAACAATGAAGATAATTCAACATACCTACACCAATATAGTGGTGATACACCATACCTATTAGAACTTAACAGAGTTCCTAAAAGATACACAACCTCATTTGAAGATGATGGTATTCTTACTATAGGTTTTGGAGCAGGTATTTCATCTAATGCAGATGAAGAAATAATACCAAATCCTGATAACGTAGGTTCAGCACTTTATACAGAACATCAAAATTTAGATTCATCATTAGACCCATCTAATTTTTTATATACCAAAACATATGGTGTCGCTCCACAAAATACAACATTGACTGTTACCTATCTAATAGGTAATGGTATTGAAGATAATGTTCCAGCAAATGATTTAGTTAATGTTATATCAAGTACGACTACTTTTAAAAATGAAATAAATTTGAATAAAAACTTAGTTAAGTTTTGTAGACAATCTATAGCTTGTTCAAATCCAAATGCAGCTGTTGGTGGTAAAACAACAGAAACTAAAGAAGAAATTAGACAGAATGCTATGGCATTCTTCGCAGCTCAAAACAGAACTGTAACTAGAGAAGATTATGTAATGAGATGTTATGCACTACCACCACAATTTGGTTCAGTAGCTAAAGCATACTTAGTTCAAGATTATCAATTAGAAAATTCAAAAGTAGATGGACAATATATTAATACTGAAATACCAAACCCGTTAGCATTGAACTTATATACTTGTGGTTATGATAATCAGAAAAACTTAACGTCTTTAAACCCAGCAACAAAATATAATTTAAAAAACTATATATCATATCATAGATTATTAACTGATGCAGTTAATATTAAAGATGCACATATCGTAAACATAGGAGTTACGTTTGATATTATAGTTTTACCAGAATTTAACTCTAACGAAGTTCTGTTAAGAACCATTGATAGATTAAGAGATTATTTTAATATAGATAATTGGAGAATAAATGAACCAATTAACTTATCAAAAATTTATGTTGAAATTGATAAAGTAGATGGAGTACAAACTGTAGTAAGACCTGATAACGAAGGTAAGGGTGGTTTACAAATTAGTAATAAATTTAATGGAAACTATTCACCAAATAAATATAGTATAATTAACGCAACCAAAGGTGGTATAATATACCCACCTAAAGACCCATCTATATTTGAAGTGAAATTTCCAAACGCAGATATTAGAGGACAAGTTGTAACACAACAGTTCTAAACGAGGATATAGTATGATTTATAGAATATACGGACAAAAAGATACTACAATTTATGAGTTAAATACTCGTAAAGCTCAAAACACAGGTTTGGATGAGGTGTTAGAAATTACCAAGTTTTTTGATGAGGATACCAATTCAGTATTCGTAGGTAATAGTAGAATCTTAACTAAATTTGATTTATCAGAAATATCATCTTCTATTGTAGCGGGTGATATTCCCAATTCAGCACAATATCAATTAAACTTAATTTCTGCAAATGAAACTGAAGTTAAAAATGATTACACATTAGAAGTGTATCCTATCTCTCAAAGTTGGGGAGAAGGTTCGGGTCAATTTTTTGATAATCCAAAATCAATTGATGGTGGTACTTGGCAACATAGAGAAGGAAGTTCTTTGTGGGGTGTTTCATCTACGCAAGTTTTTAATGGTTTAGATATTGAGACAGCACCCAAAAAAGGTGTTATACTATATGAATCATTCGCTAACGGAACGGGTTCAGCTCACCTAACAGAATCTATTAATGATTTTAATGGTAACGAACCATCAGCAGTGATACAAAACGAAAAATTAATTATATCAGCATCTAACTTTGCTGGAACAACATTAGTATTCCCAGCGTATTTACAAACTGGTATCGATTATGGCATACAATTTCAAATAGACCCTGCATCATTTAATGATGTAGCATTTAGAATAAAAGACCCAAATGGTGTTTTAAAAACCGAAGGTGATTATACTGGTATGGTAGGTGCGATAACCGCATCATCAACACAATCATTTGATTTAACAGCAACAGCTACTGGAGACCATGAATTAAGATTTACTTTCTTTGATGGGAGTGGTGATGGTACAACTACAACAGGTTCATTTGATGAGGTATATGTTTATCAAAAAGCAGGTAACTTAATAGTATGGGATACGTTTACCCAAAACGAAGGTAATTTTAAATTAAGAAATAGAGTTAATCATACTACAAATGCAAACATCAGAATGTTTGCTTCACAATCTAAATTAAATTTATACGCAAAAGAAGGTGGGGCAGATGCACAATATTCGGTTGAACTACAATCAGGATTAAATTATCAATTATCATCTTCCTTAACACCGGGTGATTTTAATTCTATAGATTTTCAAATATATGATTCAGATGGATTAACATTTACGCAGGGGGTAACAAATCTCACATCATCATATTCATCAGCAGCAACACAATCAATATCATTCACTCCAGCTAAGACCGGAGATTTTATATTTGCATATACATATTTTAATACATCTTCTGCAGCACAAACAGGTTCTTTAGATGATTTTAAATTAACATTCTCAGGTTCACTAAGTACACGTCCAATCTCAGAAGCTGGTTGGATTAAGAATTCAGGTGGTGCTACTTGGTACACATCATCATTTAGTAATACTAAATATTCACAAACCTTTAACAACTCTACATCTGATTTAAAAGTTCCTGTAACTAACTATGTAAAAGATATGTTAGATAACAAAAGACCAAATGATGGATTTATTGTTAAACGTGCAACCTTAGAAGAAACAGGTTCAGTTAAATATGGTTCATCGAAATTCTTTTCTAATGATACACATACAATATATGTACCAACTTTAGAAGTGAAATGGGATGATTCTTCGTTTACGACAGGTTCGCTATCATCATTAACATCCAATGATATTACGTTATATATGAAGAACCTAAAAACAGAATATAAAGAATTATCAAGAGCTAAGTTAAGAGTTGTTGGTAGAGAAACATATCCTCAAAGAAGTTTTACCAATACGGCACCATACAACCAAATTAAATATCTCCCAGCAACTACTTATTACCAGGTTAGAGATGTAGAAACAAATTTAGTGTTGATTCCGTTTGATACAACTTATACAAAGGTTAGTTGTGATTCAACTGGAAACTTCTTTGATTTTAGATTTAATACATTACAACCTGAAAGATTTTATCAATTCGAATTTATAGTTGACCGAAGTGGTGACCAACAATATTTCGACGGGTTCATATTTAAAGTGGTTAGATAATGGCAAAAATTAATATAACAGTAGAAAACCAAAAAGATTTTCGTAAAATAAAACGAAATAGTTCACAACAAATCGTGTCGTATGATTTACCCGAAGAGAATTCAGATATATCACTTCCAACTGAATATGGTTATAAAAGAATAGCAGCAACTATCAAACATTTTAACAGAGCTGAGTATCAACGTACTCTTCCAAGATTATCAAATGAATTAGTTAATGAACTACCCGATGGTTCAACTGAAATAATAAACAATAACTTTATATCAGAAAACAAATTATACGTTCGTGGTATTCCAATTACTGGCGTAGAGCCGGATAATTTTGTAG